ATGGGCACGATCACCCAACGCAAGAACAAAAATGGTGAAACCAAGTACACCGCGCAGATCAGATTGAGGCGGGCAGGCGTCATAGTTTATCAGGAAGCCCAGAGCTTTGATCGCAAGCAAATTGCCCAAGCCTGGTTGAAGCGTAGGGAGACCGAACTGGCGGCACCTGGCGCGATTGAAAGAGCCAACCGCAAGGGCGCCACGATCAAGGAAATGATTGACCGATACCTGGACGAATACGAAGTGCTGCGGCCGTTGGGCAAGACCAAGCGCGCAACACTAACTGCCATTGGCAAGACCTGGCTGGGTGAGATCATGGACTCCCAGCTCTCCAGCCAGCATCTGGTGGAGTACGCGCAGTGGCGTATGAGTGAAGCGGGCGGTGGCATCAAAGCGCAAACCGTCGGCAATGACCTTTCACACCTGGGTGCTGTGCTCTCGGTCGCGAAGCCAGCATGGGGTTATCACGTAAACCCGCTCGCCATGTCCGACGCACGTAAAGCCTTGCGCAAGCTGGGTGCGAACATGAGAAGCGAAGAGCGGACCCGCCGCCCCACGCTGGAGGAGCTGGACAAAGTGATGGGCCATTACTTCGAGATGCAGGCGCGTCGAAAAGCGCAGATCAATATGCCGAAGGTTACTGCCTTCGCACTGTTCTCCACCCGTCGCCAGGAAGAGATCACGCGTATCCGTTGGGATGACCTGGATGAACACTGTCAGGCGGTGCTGGTGCGCGACATGAAGAACCCCGGGCAGAAAATTGGTAACGACGTTTGGTGCCATCTGCCCGACGAAGCCTGGGCGATCCTGCAGACCATGCCGAAGGTGGCCAAGGAGATCTTCCCCTACAACGGCAGCTCTATCTCGGCCTCGTTCACCCGGGCATGCAAGTTTTTGGAGATCAAGGACCTGCGTTTTCATGATCTGCGCCATGAGGGCATTAGCCGGTTGTTCGAGATGGACTGGGATATTCCGAGGGTGGCGAGCGTGTCTGGGCATCGGGACTGGAATTCGTTGCGGCGGTATACGCATTTGCGGGGGAGGGGGGACAAATACCAGGGATGGAAATGGATTAATGCGTGTTTGAATGAGTTAGCGTGGGTAATTAAATCATAGGGCTGGTATGGGGTCGGAAATGAATTATGAAATCAATGTTGAACTTGGACGTATTGGCAGAACAAATGCGCCTGAACCTGGCTGGGAAAATATTAGTAAACTTGATAATTCAATGTGGTCGGAAGCGGAAAAGTTACTTGGAAAAATCGTCTATCAGTATGGAGGTTCCAGCGTTGTCGTGTCTTCTGACTTGTCTGTGATCACTAGTTGGTATGAGCATGATCTTACTAGAGGGAAGGTCTTGCGAAATCCACAGGGTTTCTCTGAGGAGATCCGTGACAGTATATGGCTTGATTCAGAGGTGATTCTAAAGTGTGTGGTGAAATTTGAAGGGGTGGTTAAATTCGGGGATGCACAGCAAAGGCGTGCGGAGGTTCTTGTAGAGAAATATCTGTATGACGTTTTTTTTGTCATGAACATTGCGCTGCCTGGCTGTTGTGAGTTCTTAAATGCGCGCGTCATGGCTAATGATGGTTTTGCGCTAAAGTATGGTGGTGCGGAAGCTTTGCATCTTTCATCTTACTCTTTTGAGCTGGCTCATGATAATTATCTAGATGGAGACGTTTTCGCACCCCGGCCATTGTGCTTGAAGGATGTATTTGATTGGTATCAGGCATTAAACCTCGGCGTGAGTCAAAAGGCAGATACTTCTACGGCGAGGGCAATCTTCGCGTTACTCCATATGTGTAAGTCTGAGGCTAGCATTGCGACTGTTATTTGGATATTTCATGCTTTGGAGTCAATTTTCTCAACACGAATTGGAGAAGGAGTGCCAGGTATCACTGCTAGAATGATGTTCCTGCTAGATCTGGATTCAAGATATCAGAAGAGACTTAATAAGGGGTTGCGGGAATTGTACGATTGTCGGAGCGCTTTTGTTCATGGTAATTATGACGTGCATCATCCTATGGGTAATGAGCAGCTGGACGAACGCCTTGATGATGATAGGGGCGACATGTATCGGGTGTGCAGCTTTGGTTTTAATCTAATCGTGCTCTCATTGCAAAATCTGATATCCAAGGGGTGGGTGGGATTAACTGTCGCGGAATCTGTTGTTGGTGTCTCTATTACGAAGTCTAGTGAATGAATAATTTAAGGGGATGCATTTAATTTAATGAGGTTGGCTGGTTGAAATCTATATTTATAAAAAACACTTTTACTCTGGATTGGGCGTTGGGTCATGAGGGGCAACACGGAACCTATGTCTAGACATTGTACTGGCTGTTTGATACCTTAGGCGCTATGTGAGAATACAGTTTTATTTTCAGGGCTGTTCTATGCGAGGGGTAATCCGGTGCCTGCGAGAACCAATAACTATCAAAAGCTCGTGAAAGTGATTAACCACCATTTTACAACAGGCGACGCCAAGATAATAGAGTCTGCAATGTTGTGGGATTCCGAATCCGAGTCGTTTCGAGAGATCGATATTTTGGTGCAGATGGAAGTGCACGGTTGTGATATTCGGATAGGTATTGAATGCACAGAAGTTGCAAGGCCTGTCGACGTCCGTGTACTTGAGAGCTTTAAGGAGAAGCATCGGAAAGTTGGAATCAATAAGACGATAGTTGTTTCAAAAAATGGATATTCGAAAGCGGCTGCGGCATACGCTGAAAAGAATAGTATCAAAACTTTGACATTTAATGATTCGCAGGCGGAGAACTGGTCTGAAGGTCTAGAAGCATTGAAGAATCTGTCAATGTATACTCGTGATTATACGTTGCATTCGTTTAGCTTGGTGGTAAAAACTATACCTGTGGCCGAGAGATTCAAGGCTGACCAATTCATAGAGGTATATGATGGCGGTGTGTGGAAGCCTATCTACGATTTTGCTGGTTATCTATTCACTCAAAGCAAGATTATGGAAACTCACTTCAAGGAATTGATGGAAAATGAAAAGACTTCCGCTAGTCCCTACGTTGAGGTGGGCGTTAACCTTGAGGAGAAGTACGAATTCAGAGATGGGGATGGATGTTTGTTGAGGCCTTCTGAAATAACTATTGTGATGAACTACAGGTCGAAGTATAGGCGGTTGGACTCATCAGAAGTTTCTTACGATGGGAGGAGTTTTGTAGTTGCTGGGTTTTACGATAAAAAAAGTTTAGAGTATGCCCATATCGCTATCAATCGAGATGGGCCTCTCAGTGTTGGTAAAGCAATAGTGAGCTCAGCTTTGTTCGATCAGAAAGTCCGCTAGCTTTGATACGGTTAAGGGGGGGTGGATACCTTTTCCGAGTGTCGCCCCATTAATTGATTCTGTTCCTTGGCAGCTTTATCTCGTTGCCGATCGATGTAGTCCGCTAAATCTTTAAGATATATCCCCAATCCGGCCTTTTGCGTATCAGCCCCCAACCTCACCACCGGAATATCAATCTCCCCCATCAGCCGCTTCCGCTTAAATTTCTCAACCGACAGGTTCATGTAGTCCGCGCACACGCGGTCGAGGGGGATGACAGCATGGGCGTCGTACTGAGCCATCAGCAGAAATAACGTGTTCATTTGCACTCCTTGTCGATCTCGAACGTCGGCATTTTGTGGGCTGTGGTCATGGCCTCGTGGAGCTTGCGGACCTTGCCTTCGACGTCTTGGGCGAGGCCGTCGACGAGCTGGTGGATGGTCCGGGCTTTTTCGGCCTGGCGTTCGGATGCCTCCATCCGCTCATACAAATCGATGATCGCCGCCGGTGTCGCTGCAGCCAGAAACAGGCGATAGGGTGCAGGGCATGCGGGATGGATGAGTGGCCCGCTGCAGGTGATGTCGTTGGCTTGTATGGCCAGTTGTTTGAGTGTGTCCATCATGCTGCCTTCTTGCTTTGGGTTGTTGTGCAGGAAATTGAATGCTGTTGCTGCCACTCGCGGAACCTGGCCATTTCCAAGGGCTTTAAGTCGGTCCAGCCGATGGGCCAGCCCATCAGCCACTCGACCCACTCCGGGTTCAGGTGGCCATGGTCTGAGGCCATGACAGCGTGATCCAGCCGGTCCCGGGTGCGGCTCGCGCCAGATTTGCGGGTGAGGGCGTTGGGTGAAGATCCCTTGGCCATGCTCGCCACGGGCGTTGGCCACGTATGGGCGGTCGACGTGGAACGAGCTCGGGACCAGGTGGGTTTGTGGCTGGGGGATGTCCATTGTTTGACGGCGCTGCTCAGGCCCCATCCGGCGTGCTTGCTGCTGCCCGGCTGGTTGTGGTTGCCATGCACGGTTGGCGTGGGCCACAAGCCAGATGCGGTCGCGCTTATGGGGCGCGCCGCAGTCGGCTGCTGAAATACAACACCATTGAGCGTCATACCCCAGGCGGGTAAGGTCACCGAGGACCACGGCAAGGCCTCGTCCCACAAGCAGCGGTGAGTTTTCCAGCAGGACGCTTTCACATCGAACCTCACTGATGATTCGCGCCATTTCTCGCCACAGCCCGGAGCGCTCGCCGTCGATCCCGGCGCCGCCGCCTGCAGCTGAGATGTCCTGGCAGGGAAACCCGCCCGATACCACATCAACAATTCCTCGCCATGGTCGGCCGTCAAAACTGCGCACGTCAGACCAAATCGGGAAAGGTGGGAGGGCGCCATCGTTTTGTCGTTGCGCGAGAACCTGTGCGGCGTAGGCATCACGCTCAACGGCGCAGACGGTGCGCCAGCCCAGCAAGTGGCCGCCGAGTATCCCGCCAGCAGCGCCCGCGAAAAGAGCCAGCTCATGCACCGTTCCTCCATGCGTTGACGGGGGCGCCGTATGTTTGGGATTCGCTGTTGGGCTGGATCATGCTGCGTCTCCCAGTTCGATGGGGGCAAGCATGCTGGCGATGATCAGCGTCTTGTTGCGCAGCCTTATCAGCTCGTCGGCCTCGGCCTCTCCATTTCGAGTGTTCAGCAATCTCTCTGCAGCCCGGGTGAGCGTCGATGCGACCTGCATCAAGACCTGCCGCTCGGGCTCGCCCATGCGGGAGCGTGCGTCGACGCTGTCGCAGTGGGCTCGCATCCGACGGTTGAGAAAGCGCGCTTGGCCGAGGGCTTGCCTGGCTTCGGTCAGTGCTGCTGTATGTGTAAGTTTTTGTGCGATCTTGCTTTGGGCATGGCCGCGCTTCACACCTTGCTGGTAGGCGAGCCAGTACAGAAAGGCGATGGCAATGATCATCCCGATAAGGGCGAGTGTCTGTTGTGTGTCCATGGGTGTGCTCCTTGCGTTTTGCTCGGCCGGTGGTGGCAGCCTTTAGGGTTACGTCGGTTGGTTAGGTGATTCTTCTTGCGCCTCTGCCATGTCTTCGTCGGCCTTGTAAGCACGAATGTCGATCAGGGCCGCGACGTGGCGGATGTGGGCGAATTTGGGTGCCTTGCGGCTGGTGTCCAGGGTGGTGACCGGGAGCTGAATGCGGCCGCTCTCGATCTCCGCTGCGAACGAACGGTCGTTGAGGTTGCGAAAGTACTGCGCGCGCAGCTTGTCCAGGGGGATCAGCACGTCGCCGAAGGTGCGGTAGAGCAGCTCAACGGTGGCCGCCTCCGGCGCGGGCATCAGGCGCAGTGGGGTTTGGTTAGCGTCTTTCATGCAGCCGTGCTCTTGGGTGTGTATTCGTGGAGGTCTCTCAGGGCCTCCTGTGCAGAGCGGCCATGTCCCATTAAGTAGTCGCCCGTTTTTCGGTGCATTACCAGGGTTAAGGGGTTTATCCAGGCGTGATCTTCGTGGTTGGTCAAATCAAGTAGTACTGAACTCTTGGTCGTTCCGAGCTCGCTTGCAAGTGAGTCGGCGATGGCAAGCAGCTTGACCTGCTCCTGCTGAATCGGACTCATACCTACGGCATGTACCCCCGCGGCAGCTGCGAGTTCATTTAGCCCAGCACTGAGGCGCGTGGTGGTCCGCCGCCTTATGGGCATCCTCAGCAGCTCAATAAGCTGCCGATCAATCGCTTCGTGATTCATTTTTCTTTCTCCGGTTTGGATGGTTCCAGCTATTCAAACAATGACGCTTGGTGATGTCGCGCAGATGCTCCGGCACCTCAAGCAGCGCGGCGTTGCGTTGCTCTCGCGTGCTCAGGACGACTATCTGACGGGCGTATTCCCTAGGCCACATAACGGCGCTCGTCCGGTGGTGGCGGAAGATCGATACCGAGCTGATTAGCCAACCAGGGGATGCCCGCTTGCTTGACCCGGGTTGACTGGCTGTATTGCAAGCCTGCCTCCGGGTGATACCAGCGGCCTTCCTTGACGCCGAGATAGGCGCGGTCGCGTGTGGGGTAGGCGGGCAGGTTGAACTGATTGAGCAGCTGCTTTTCACGCATCTGCTTGATCAGTTGCCTCTGGCCGATGCCGAGGTACTGGGCGGTCTGTAAGAGGGTGCGTTCCATGAAAGCCTTCTCATACGGCGCGTTCTGCAGGAACTGCAGACCGGGCCAGATGGGGGAGGGACTCGCCTGTGTCGGTATGACCGTTGGCGATGCTTTCCACGAAATCAGCCAGGCGCAAATCGATGTGCTTGGGGATCTTGTGCAGCGTCAGGCTGTGCCGCTGGCCCAGCATCTCGACCACGAAAGTCGTGGCCTGCGCGCCGCGCTCAACAGTGAGCTGATACGGGACTCTTTCATCCGAATGCAGGGAAAAGCATTTGTGCCTGAACGTGCCGTTGAGATTGTACTGAGCCCTGAACAACGGCATGGATCTTTTTTCGACGAATAGCCTCTTCATGCGGCCCAACCTCCGTTGCTTCCGAATGGCCGGGTAGGGCGATGACGCTGAGGGGCAAGCCGTGGCTTACCGTCGTGAAGGATGACCGAGCAGCCGGTGGTGACTTGCAGCTGCTCAATCAGGTGCCGCTTGTGAACGCACGTCGGGTGGACGTGCAACGTTGCTGTGGTGTGCATGGTGATGCCTCGCTCTGTGGTGGAGAGTGAGGAGAAATATCAACTAATGGTTTAATATTGTCAAATATTTTTCAAATCTGGCCTAACGACCGCAGGTCGGAGGTATGATGGCGTTTAGATGTCATAGCTTATGGATTGGATTACGGACATGAAAGTCAAAATCACTAACGTGAAGAGTATCACTGAACTAGAGTTCAACATCCCCGCACCTGGTGTCTGGGTAATTACCGGTTTGAATGGCTCAGGAAAAACTAGCCTTTTCGGAGCGCTATATAGGCTGGGATCCCAAAACGCTTTTCAGAAATATTACAGAAATAACTCAGCCCTAGATCAAGTGGACTCCTTTGCTGACTCAAAAATTGAGTATTTCCTCGGTGGGGCCAGCGTTTCTTATCGATATGGTGGGCAAAGATGGCGAGCAACGCCTAGGAGTAAGGCTGACCTTCTGAAGAAGTTTCCATTTAGCACCGTAGATTATATTGAGGCTAACGGGGCTAGAATTGAGCCTTATCCTGATGAAGTCAAAGACGTCAAGCACAAGCCTGCTAAGAAAGCCGTAAAGGACTTTCTAACACTGGTATTGGGCGATTCTAAATGGGATCGCCTGTGCTACGTAAATACGCGTAGAGGTCTGGGGAGTGATGCCTACTTAGTCCCATATACCACATCCGGCGGTAAGAAGATGTTTTACTCGGAGAAGAACTTTAGTCTTGGGGAGCTTTGCGTTTTCAAATTAGCAAAAAAAATTACCGCAGCTGCAGATGGTAGTCTTTTGCTAATTGATGAGGTTGAGATGGCGCTGCACCCTCTCGCCCAAGTAAGACTTCTGCAGCAGGTTATCCTTTTTGCTATAGAAAAAAAACTTACGGTGCTATTTTCCACGCATTCAGCAACTCTTATTAAAAATATTCAGAGAAGAAATTTGATTTTTCTGAAGCCAAACGCCGCTGGTGTGGTTGATGTACAAATGCAGGCCTACCCAGCTCAAGTACTCGGTGATATCGCGTTTGACGAGGAATATGGTACCGATTTCATTTTCTATGTGGAGGATCGCCATGCCCAGATTCTCTTGGGCTTGATGTGCGAAATGTATCTAAAAATCGTGCAGGCGACGCGGCCAGGTCAACCTCTCTTCAAAGTGATGCCCGTAGGCGGCTTCATCCAGGTTTTAGAGATGCTGCGCGCTGGTGGTTCTATTTTTCCGGATTACGTTAAGCGATACGCCGTGCTAGATCTGGACGTGAAGACTGAGAGTCTAGTTAAATATAGAAAAGATAACGAGGTTAAAGCGTTAGAGTTATTTGCCGCTGTGGAGAATAATCTTCGGTATTTGCCATGCACTCCCGAGCTTGGGGTGATTGAAATGCTGGAAGGTAATGCATTAAATGATGCGATTCTGATGGATAGAATTAACAATGCTTTTGCTGGAAATAGATTAGATGTCGCTACAATGATGAAATTGAGAGACTATCAATTGCTTACTAAAGCCAATCTTCGAGATCGCGCTAAAGATCGGCTTTCGAATTTGGTTGGTAAAATATCGAACAAAACAGGCTTGGACGACTTGCATGTAAAACGAGTGTTGTTTTCTGAATATGCTAGCTTCAGGTATTCGGATCCTGCGGATTTGCATGCTCTTTTTGGCCCAATATTCAGGTAAGTTTCGATTAATGATGAGTCTGAATATGTAGACTCATCATTCGGCCACAAATAACCCGACTATTTTCCCGCACAGCTCAGTGTCCTTCCCAATCTCAATGGTAGGGTACTGGGGGTTTATCGGCTTCAAAAATCGTTTCTCCATATCTGAGGTCAGAACTTTAAAGGTCGCTTGGCTTGCGTTAGGGAGTTTCGCAATTACTCGATCACCATCTTCAATCGGGACTTCAGGATCAACAAAAATGATACTTTCAGGCGGGTAGGTGCGTCCCATGCCTAAATTAGTCATTGAGTCACCCTCGACTTTAAGCGCATAACCAAACTTGCTGATCGCCACCGGACAGGCAATCCATTCGTCTGGGTTTTCAATATCCAGTTCGGCCATCTTGCTGCGCCATAGGGCGGCCTGAGCCCAAGAAATTATTGGAACTTTACCCAAAGATTGGCGGAGCTCGAGAAGGCTGAGCTGGCTTGTGTTTCCGTGAGATTTCTCGAATACCGATCGCTTAGGGAGCACACCATACTCCAACCATTCACGACGCACTTGCAGCCAGTAAGCGAGAATTTCCATGCTATCTGCTTCGGGAATCGCACCACCATTGAGCCATTTGGATATGGCTTGAGGTGTTTTGGAGACCCTGCTTCTTTTAAGCTTTTCTAGGATGTCAGTACCCCTGCCGTGCTTCCTGATGGCTGCATCGTCGAGCGCTTCGTGAAGACGAGCACTGAATTTGGTTCGCATATCTTGTTTATCAATCATTCGTTGATAGTCACACAGAGGTTGATTAACTGTCAGTTGCAGGATAATATCAACCTTGGGTTTAACTTCTTGGAGATGAAATGGGCCCTTTGGATTTCCCTAATGCGCTGGCTTTTGCGTTTCACGCCGCTGGGGGGATTGGGGCGGCAGCTAAGGCATGTGGACGCAGCTATCAGGCTTTGAACAAATGGCGCCAGTGCGCGTGCCTGCCTCGAACTGACTACACCGGAGAGACTGACTATGCAGAACGGCTTTCGAAAGCAGCTCGTGCCAGAGGTTATTCATTGGATGCTAACTGGCTAAGAGCTGAGTCTTCGCCACATAGAGCCAATCGGGAGAAGAATTAGGCGGTCATACGACCGCCTAGCTCCACCCCAGCAGCATCACCACAATGCTGTCGGGCCGCGGCAAAGGGAGGAGGGCACACCACATGCAAAACTCCTCTTATCGCCGCGTTTTCAGGGGCACGGATGACCCTGGGTTGCTGCCGTCTCCACCACAGATAGGGCAGCTGTTGCGCCAGAGGTGAACAATGGATTGTTCGCCTCGGCACGGTGCCGGTTTCGGTCTCTCGGACCTGACCGGCGTTTTGGGCCTCTCAGCCACGCGGGCAAATTTACCACCATTGAATCCCGCGCGGCAGTGGCAACATGCAAGGATTAATGCCATGAGCCGTATTGCTCTGAGTTGCGTTGATCGAGCCAAGCGGGAAGTCCTGCCGCTCGATCTCGCGCTGTATCACGCCGCACGGGAATACCCCGGCGGTGCCGCTGCAATTGCCGCCACCACCGGCAGAAACGCGAACACCCTGCAGCACAAACTTTCCCCTACGCACCCAAGCCACATCGTGAACATTCAGGAGTTCGGCGAGATCCTTGAGCTCACCAAGGACCGGCGCATTCTGGACGCCGTTCACGCGCTGGTGGGTGACACGATCTGGCAGGAATTGGCTGAGGCCTATACCGATGAGATGCCGCAAACGCTGACCACCGGCATTGCGTTGTTCTTCAGGCAGGTCGCGGACTTGTCCGACACCTGGGCCCAGCACATCGGCGACGGCAAGGTCAGCGAAAGCGAGCTGGCGGAGATTCGTCTCCAGGTATTTCGCGGGATTCAAGCCCTTCTCGGGATGTACAACCGCGCCCGTTACGTCAACCAGACCACAAGGGGGACGGAACATGGATAACGCTGATTTCGCTAACGATCTGACTCTCAAATCTATGGAGCTGGGCTTGGCTGCACGCCCGCGCGTTGAGGTCGCAGCTTCGACATTGTTCTGCGTCGAGTGCTACGGGCTGATCCCGTGGCAGCGGCGCTTCGCTGTCTTGGGCTGTCAACGCTGTACGCAATGCCAAACAAAACTAGAGCTGGAAGGGGTGGGTCATGCTGGATGAAGTGCTGAATCAATTTGCGGACTACGGCCTTGAGCCTACGCAGCCACTGATTTTTGGCAAGCTGACCCGCTGCAAAACTGCTCAGGACAAGGGCAAGGAAAAGAACGGCTGGTATGTGGTGCATGAGTATCGCACTGCGAAGAACGAGACGCTGATTTTCGGTAGCTTTGGTGATTGGCGTTCTGGCGAGACGCAGAAGATCAAGGTCAAGGCTGGGCGGATGACGGCTGAAGAGCGGGAGGTGATGCGGGCTCGGCAGGAGGAGGGGAAGCGAAGGGCGAACGAGGTTGCGGCTGACCGGGCGCGACGAGCAGCTGCGCGGGCGTCGAGCCTTTTTCAACGCATGCCGCAACAGGGCAAGAGTGAATACCTGGAGCGTAAGCAGGTGGGTGGGTTTCGCGTGCGTTATGCGCCGCGCTCGGGCGCGCTGTTGGTGCCGATGACCAATGCCCGCGATCAGATCGTTGGAGTGCAGGTGATCTATCCCACACCGCAGGCTAATGGCCGCGACAAAATGTATTGGCCTTACGGTATGTCAAAGGAGGGGGCTTTTCATCTCATTGGCCCGGACCCTTCACCGGGCGAGCCGATCATGATTTGTGAGGGGTACGCAACGGGGGCGACGTTGTACATGGCAACGTCCTTCACCGTGGCCATTGGATTTGATGCGGGGAATCTGCTGGCGGTTGCCAAGGCTGTACGTATTCGCTTTCCGGGTCGTCCGTTGCTTTTTTGCCGTGACGATGACTGGAAAACCAAGCGGCTCAGCGGGGAGCCCTGGAACCCTGGTGAAGAGAAAGCGACCAACGCGGCGTTGATCGTTGGGGGCCAAGTCGTTGGGCCCGTGTTCTCCGGCAAGCGTGAGGACAAATGGACCGATTTTAACGATCTGCATTGTGCGGAAGGGCTTGAAGCGGTGCGCAGGCAGGTTATGGCTGTCATCAAACCCCCGGCCGCCGGGGGCTGGAAGGATCAGTTGGCTCGGACGGATAGCGGCATCCTGATTGCGCACATGCAGAATATTGAGTTGATCCTGGGCAACGACGAGCGTTGGGCTGGCGTCATCAACTTCTGTGCCTTCAGTTCCAAGATCGTCAAGCTCAGGGCCGCACCTTATGGCGGAGAGACCGGGGAGTGGGCTGACATTGACGATGTGCGGGTGATGAAGTGGCTCGCCCAGTTCTATAACTTCCGCGTCAAGGCATCTAGTGTGATGGAGGCAGTCAGCGTGGTGGCTCACGACCATAGATTTCATCCGGTTCAGGATTATCTGAGGCAGTTGGAGTGGGATCGTATTCCCAGGCTTGATACGTGGCTGACGGATACGTTGGGCGTTGCTCCGACCGAATACTCGTCGAAGGTTGGTAAGCGTTGGTTAATATCGGCGGTTGCGCGAGCAATGGAGCCAGGCTGCAAGGCGGATGCGGTGATGATTCTTGAAGGCGGGCAGGGGGCTGGCAAGTCCACGGCGCTGAGCATCATTGGCGGCAAGTGGTTCATGGACACGCCTTTCAACCTCGGTGACAAGGACGCTTTTCAGGCGATTCGGGGTAAGTGGATCGTTGAGCTCGGCGAGCTGGATAGCTTCAACAAGGCCGATACGACGAAGGCTAAGCAGTTTTTCTCGGCGTCGGTGGATACCTATCGCGAAAGCTATGGCCGCAGAACCTGCGACGTGCCCCGCCAGTGTATTTTTGTGGGCACGACGAATCAGGATGAATACCTAAAGGACGCCACGGGGAACCGTCGTTACTGGCCGGTGGCGTGCAGCACGATTGATCTGGAGAAGCTGCGCGGCATGCGTGATCAGTTGCTGGCAGAGGCCGTGTTTTGTTTTGAGGCCGGTGATCGCTGGTGGGTGAATCGGGATGAGGCGCCGCTGTTTACTGCTGCCCAGGAAGAGCGCTTTGTGGTGGATGAGTGGGAAGGGCCGATTCTGACGTGGCTGGAGGAGTCGCAGATCGGGGAGACCACAACGGGGAGTGAGCTGCTAAGCCAGGCGCTCAAGCTTGATTTCGGTCACTGGGGCAAGCCTGAGCAGATCCGTGTCGGCGCCATCATGCACCGACTGGGATGGCGTCGGGTGCGCTTACCGGCGTTGGTCAAGAGCGGGAAACGGCCTTGGGCATACAAGCGGCCCGAAGGTTGGGGAGGTGCTGCGTGTCTTAAGCGTCTTGAGGCGGAGGATCCGTGTTTTGATTAAGTGGATTGATGAGATGCTTAAACTCTGGGCCGAAGATCTGCATAATGATCGCGACGATGTGCCGAGCAAGGGCAACATGATTGCGATGTTAATGGAGTACAAAGGCGAGTTGATCAGAGGCACGCGAGGCAGTCGGGTACTGCTTGATGAGTCGGCGGATATCGAGCTGATCGTCAATAAACATTTGGAGCCGCAACAGGCTGTCGTGGTACGGGAGCATTACTGCAACCGCGATAGTTTTCTGTCGCAGAAGGTGTTGTATTGCGGCTGCAGCCTCAAGACTTACTACCAGCGGTTGCACGATGCGCATGAGCGTATTGCGGTGCTGCTGAGGAAGCAGGCTGCGTGATGCCGGATTATTCCGCGTGTTACGGTCGACCGCTGTCCGTGCTGACCCATGGCGTTTATCGCCGTGGGTCAGCTACAGCCCACGTCGTTCGTGCCTGTCCCAACGTCCCACTGTCGACCCTCCCGCGCGTATGTATGTGTCACACACACCCACATGCACGCGCGCTCCGCGCCAGCGTGTGTTTATTCCTCTCTACTACGGGGAAAAGTTAATAATAGATAGGACAGTGAGGCAGAGCCTTGTATTTCAAGGCTCTCCACTGACCCATCGATTTTTGGTGAGTTTGGGTCAGCAAGGACAGCGCCTTCGGCGCTAATGCCGAAGTGATGTATTCGCCGACATTCGCTAGGCGTTCATGCTGTGTAACCGACATATTCGTCAGTGGCGTTAAAACTAGCTTGCTGGCAGGAAAATCCACCTGTAAAAAGTACCCATCTTCGATAGGTGCGACCGCAAAAAGCGGCAAGCACAACACACCAAACCCGGCCCTCGCGCCGGGTTTTTGCGTTCAAGGGGTTTGTGATGACGAACGAGCAACAAGCACTGGCTGACATGCCGATCTGGCTGGTGATTGTCCTGGCGCTGCTCGGCGGTGTATCCGGCGAGATGTGGCGGGCCGACAAGGACGGTATGTCCGGTTGGTCGTTGATGCGGCGTCTGGCCTTACGCTCTGGCGCATGCGTTGTCTGCGGGCTGACCACGATGATGCTGCTGATCGCCGCCGGGGCTTCGATGCTCACGGCGGGCGGGCTGGGGTGTTTGACGGCGATGGCAGGGGCTGACATCGCCATTGGGTTGTACGAGCGGTGGGCGGCTAAGCGGTTGGGTTTGGATCGGACGGTCTCACCCGGCAAGCCATCCGAACCGCTTTGACGCTCAAGCTCGTCAGCCCAAGTGACGACCTTTGTAGCCCACCATCCGGTTGGCTCTGTCGAATCTGGCGTTCTTCTCCTCGTCCGTTTCCGGCAGGTAAATTCGGGACGGCGGCGGTGGCGTCAGCGAGTTGATGAGCATGGCAGTCAGGAAACAGGCGAAGGTAGCCAGGACGCTCATGAGCAACACGCTGACCCAGAACCCTTCGATGACGTCCACCAGCTTGACGGCAGTCTGGGTCAGGGAAAGCAGTTGGTCGGTACCCACCACCAGATAGTTCACCAGGAAGATAATCACGAGGCTGAAGCCGATATTCATGTTGGTGTGGTGCTCGGAATTCTGATCTTGCTGCTTGTCGAGCAGCTCGATTACTAGCTTGTCTCGCTCGATCAACGCTTTCTCGCGGACCAGATACACAGATCGCACGTCGTGATTTATCTCTGGCCTTGGTAACGGCAGCCTGACAGCGATGAGCTGGACGATCAGGAGCAAGATCTGCCGCACTACTGGGAAGAACAGCGCCATCAGGATTGCAAAGACCCCAAGGAACACCAGCGCCCCTGCTGCGTTGACCTCGGGTGCATCCAGGCTGCCGAATGACTGGAGCAGGTTCTTTTTGTAAAAAATCATCAGAGATGAATCAAGGGCCAGCAGGAAGGAAATCAGCAACATGAAGTGCCGAAACTCGATGGCCTTATCGACGAAGGTGGTGCTGGTGGTGATGGCTTTGCTGATGCTGAAGGATTCAGACATGGCGGTCTCTGAACGTGAGGGTGAGGGATGATCATGGGTGGACGAGCCAAGCCTTGCAACCAACCCAGCCCTTACGGCTACCGCTGGCAGCAAGCCCGCGCTGGCTGGCTACGCAAACATCCGCTCTGCGTGCGATGCGATCAGAGCGGGTTGATCCAGGCCGCCGAGGTGGTCGACCACATCATCCCGCACCGCAACGACATGGTCCTGTTCTGGGATCGTAGCAACTGGCAGTCGCTGTGCGGGCCTTGCCACAACTCGTACAAACAGCGCTTGGAGAAGTCCGGGCGGGAAGCGGGGTGTGATGCATCAGGCAAGCCGCTGGACCCGCGTCATCACTGGAATCGCTGACCTTTGGCGCCCAGTCGCAACACATCAGCCCCCAGGGGGGGATGCAAAGTTTTTAGGGAAAACCGTCTAGACCGATTGCCCCCCTCGCTTCGCAAAATGCGGGAAAAATGAGGGTGGGGGGTATCGAGGTGAGGGGGATAGAACAACACGATTTCAAGGAGAGTTTATGTCCGGGAATGCAAATTCAGGCCGCCCGGGAATGCCCGCCAATGTGCATCTGCTCAACGGCAATCGCAGCAAGAAGAACGTTAGCGAATTGCTGGACGCACTGCAGAACCCGGCGGTGCCCGTCGAAGCGCCGCCGATGCCGGATTGCCTCACCACCGAGGCCATTGCCGAGTGGGAGCGCCTGGTGCCGGACCTGATCCAGCTCGGCCTGATTACCAAACTCGACATGATGGCGCTGGCCACCTACTGCGAAGCGGCCGCCGACTGGATGCGTTTTCGGCGCCGCATCACCGAGGTCAACGCCACGCAGGATAGCCTCGAAAAAGGCGACATCCAGACCTTCGCCACCGGCGCCAAGCAGATATCGGTCTGGCGCCAACTGGCGAACGACGCCGAGAAACGTGCGAACGCCGCTGGCGCGCAGTTCGGATTCTCACCCTTGAGCCGACGCAACCTGAAAGTCACGCCTGCGCCACAAGGTGAGCTGTTCCCGAATGAGCCAAGAGACGCCGCCGCCAAGTACTTCAGCTGACCTGGACCGGGCCACCGACTTCGCGCGAGCAGTCACCAAGAAACAGATCGTCGCAGGCCCTGATGTACGCAACGCCGCACGCCGTCACCTGCGTGACCTCAAGCACGGCCACGAACGCGGGCTGGTGTGGGATCTCGCCGCAGCCCAGTTCGCCATCGGTTTTTTCGAAGATGTGCTGTGCCTGAACGGCGGCGAGTTCGAAGGCCTGCCGTTCGTGCTCGCACCCTGGCAAGCGTTCATCGTCGGCAGCCTGTTTGGCTGGAAGCGCGCCGATGGCTACCGACGTTTTCGGACTGCCTTCATCGAAACCGCCAAAGGCTCCGGCAAAAGCCCACTGGCGGCCGGGATTGGCCTAATGGGGCTGGTAGCAGACAACGAAGCCCGCGCCGAGGTCTACGCCGCTGCAACCAAACGCGATCAAGCGATGATCCTGTTCCGTGATGCCGTGGCCATGGTCAAGCAGTCGCCCTCGTTGAGTGCGCGGATCGTGATGTCCGGCCGCGACGAGAAGATCTGGAACCTGTTTTACGGCAACACCGATTCGTTCTTCAAACCGATCAGTGCGGACGAAGGCCAGTCCGGCCCACGGCCCCACATCGCGTTGCTGGACGAGATTCACGAACACCGCAACGCCACCGTCGTGAACATGGTTCGCGCCGGTACCAAGAGTCGCCGCCAAGCCCTGATCGTGATGATCACCAACAGCGGCTCGGACAAGAACAGCGTTTGCTGGGACCACCACGAACTGGGCGTTCGGATCTGCAAAGGCGAGGTGGAGAACGACGCATTTTTTGCGTTCGTGTGCAGCCTCGACAAGGGCGACGACCCGTTCAAGGACGAAAGCTGCTGGCCCAAGGTGAACCCAAGTCTGGACTTTATCCAGGAAGGCCAGACCGACGGAATCCCGGGGCGGCAATACCTGCGCGAACAGGTGGACGACGCCCGGGGCATGCCCAGCAAAGAGTCGGTCGTGCGGCGTTTGAATTTCTGCGAATGGACTCAAGCCACCTCGCCATGGATTTCCTGGGAGATCTGGAGCCAGGCGGCAGAACGCGTGCCCATGGCGATGCTACGCAACCGCGCCTGTGTCGGCGGACTGGACCTGTCCAGCACCACCGACCTGACGGCTTTTGTGTTGCTGTTCTACCCGACGTATGAGGATCCGCACTGGCGCTTGTTGCCGTACTTCTGGATCCCCGACTTCGAGCTGGCGGAGCGCGAGCGCCGCGACAAGGTGCCGTATTCGGTGTGGATCAAAGCGCGCGACCTGGAAACCACGCCGGGCAGGGCGATCAGCAAGCTGCATGTGCTGCGACGCATGCAGACCATTTGTAACTACTTCGACGTGCGCAAGATTGCCTTCGACCGTTGGCGCATTGAGGACCTTCTGCAGCTGATGACCGAGCACGACATCACCCTGCCGCCCATGGTCGGCTTCGGCCAGGGCTACCAATCCATGGGCCCGGCGGTTGATGAATTTGAGCGGCGGCTGCTAGGCCTGAACAAGACCGAGGCCAACACGACTGCAGAGGAATAAGCATTGAGCAACGAAGCACCTGAAACCCCCAGCGTCGAAACCCTGCGCCACGACGGCAACCCGGTTATGACCTGGTGCGCGGGTAACGCCGTGATCACCACTGACCCGGCCAACAACCGCAAAGCGGACAAATCCAGAGCCACAGGCCGGATCGACGGCATCGTGGCCGCGATCATGGCCACGGGCATATCCGGCTCGGGCTCCAAGGTGAGCACTGGAAAATCCATCTATGACGACGGGGTAGGCATATGAACCTGATTGCACTGGCGGCCTGGATCGTGGGCGCCATCGGCTTCGGCCTGCTGGTGGGCGGCGTTGCGCTCATTCATGTGCCAGCGGCGTACATCATCGCCGGGCTCGGCCTGCTGGGTTGGGCCTGGCTGGCAGATCGGGCCGCCGCGCAGATGCAGCGCACCCGCAAACCCGGAGGCGGTTGAACATGTTTTTCAGCAAGCAGCTCGGCGCCGGTGAGGGGCTGGTGTCTGATGGCAAGACAGGGTTCTGGCAAAGCCTGATCGGGTCCGGTCGCTCCGCCGCCGGTGTCGTCGTGACACCCGACAGCGCACTGGCGCTCACCGTGTTTCAGAACTGCGTCACCCTGCTCGCCGAAAGCGTGGCCCAGTTACCGCTTGAGATGTACCGGCGACTGGGGGAAGGCAAGCGCGAACAGGCGATCCACCACCCGCTATATGACGTGCTCCGCTACCAGCCCAACCCGTGGCAAACGCCCTATGAATATCGCGAGCATTTGCAGCTGGCGGCAGGTATGCGCGGCAACGCTTTCAGCTTCATCGATCGCAACGACCACGGCGCCGTCAAAGGCCTGTACCCGTTGCACAACGACAAGGTGCAAGTGCTCAAGGGTAGCGACATGCTGCCCTGTTATCGCATCGGCGGGCACGAGCCGTTGCCCATGCGCCTGGTGCATCACGTGCGCTGGCACACCAAGAATCACTACACCGGCCTGTCGCCCATCGAGCTGCACGCCGATGCCGTCGGCTTGGCTCAGGCAGTGCGGCAATACGCGGGAAAGTCTTTTGCCAACGGTACTGCGGTCAGCGGCGTCATCGAGCGGCCCAAAGAGTCACCGCCAATCAAGGACCAAGCGAGCATCAGCCGCATCCTTGATCAGTGGGGCGAGAAGTTCGCGGGTATCGACAACGCGAAAAAGGTCGCGATGCTGCAGGAAGGCATGACCTTCAAACCGGTCTCCATGAACAACGTGGACGCCGAGTTGCTGGGCATCCTCAAGGCGACTGGCATCGATATCGCGAGGATCTACAAGATCCCGCCGCACATGGTCAACGACCTGGAAAAGGCCAGCTACAAAAGCCTGGAACAGCTGCTGATCCAGTACGTGATCTTCGCCCTGATGCCATGGGTCAAGCGACACGAACAGGCCATGATGCGCGACTTCCTGCTGGCGGATGAGCGCAAGGAATACTTCATTGAGTTCAACCTGTCCGGGCTACTGCGCGGCGACCAGAAGAGTCGTTACGACGCCTATGCCGTCGGCCGTCAATGGGGCTGGCTGTCGATCAACGACATCCGCCGCCTAGAAAACATGCCGCCGGTGGCCAACGGCGACAGCTACCTGCAACCGCTGAACATGACCGACGTCGCCAACGGCCCGCCGGACCCGAATAACCCCAACGTGCGTGCCCAGCTGGAGCAGCAGCGTGACGATATCCTGAGGATGCTAGCCGCATGAAACAGCACTTACGGGCCGCGAGCCTGTTGTTCAACCAGCCATTGCTGACCACGCCGGACATGCTCGACCTGGCCGTGCGCTGGGCCAACCAGACCATGAGCCTGAACATCATCAACCTGAGCATGCCGGGCGCTGTCAGCTCGCAGCTCATGTTCGACGATGACGAAGTGGATCGGGCTGGACGCCGAGAGGAACTGAGACGCGCAGCCATTCTGCAAACCGGTATCGACGTGATCCCGGTTAGCGGGGTGCTGGTCAGTCGCGGCAGCCATCTGGCGGCCTGCGAAAAGATGACCAGCTACGAGGATCTGCGCATCGCGTTGAACAAGGCTGTGGCGGACCCGATGGTCGAACACATCGTCCTCGACATCGACAGCCCCGGCGGCAGCGCAGTGGGCGCGTTCGAGCTGGCGGCCGATATCCGCGCGGCCAGCCGCATCAAGCCGATTACCGGGCTGGTCAACTTCATGGCGTATTCCGGGGGCTACCTGATCGCTTCGGCCTGCTCTGAGGTGGTGGTCAGCCAGACCTCCGGCGTCGGCTCCATTGGCGTGATTGCCAGCCACATGGACCAGTCGAAAAGGGCCGAAGGCTTGGGGGTCAAAGTCACCACCGTGTTTGCCGGTGCGCACAAGAACGACCTCAGTCCTCACGAACCCATCAGCGAACAATCGCTGCAGGTGCTCAACGAGATCGTGCAGGAGAGCTACCAGATGTTCACGACCCAGGTGGCCGACTACCGAAACCGCGACGTGGCCGAGATCATCGCCACCGAGGCAGCCTGCTATCGAGGCGTCAAGGCGATATCGGCAGGGCTTGCTGACCGGTTGGAAACGCCGCAACAGGCCGTCGACAACTTGTCCCGCGCCGTGGCGCTCAACCGCCGAGCGCGCGAGCACAACCGACAACGGATCAGCGTACAGGCCTCGGCCTTCGCCATTCAAACCCGACTCTGACCGCGTTCGCGGCAGTAAACCCGACCGCCGATTGGCGGTTTTTTTATGCCCAGGAGGCAGCATGTCCCTTGTGACTCAATTGCGTAGCGAACGCGCAAAACTCAACGAACAGATTCAAACCCTGGCCCGCATTGAGGTCGACGGAGGCTCGCTGAACGCCGAACAACTGGCCCAGTTCGACCAGCTCGGCATCGACTTCAATGCGCTGACCGACAAGCTCAGCCGCGCCGAATCAGCCGAGCGCATCGCGACGGCCAGCGCCGTACCGGTCAGCGAAAGCGTGCAAGGCATCACCAACCCATCGAGCATCAGCGGCCCGTTTACTGGCAAACCGATTCCCGGCGCGAACATGGCGCAAATGGTGCGGGTGCTGGCGGCTTCTCGCGGGGATCAGCACGCTGCAGCCAAGATGGCCCATGACTCCGGTTATAACCCCGAGATTGCCACGGCCCTCAGCACCGTGACCCCGGGCGCAGGCGGCGTGCTGGTGCCGCAGAGCTTTTCCAGCGAAGTGATCGAGCTGCTGCGGCCCAAGTCGGTGGTGCGCAAACTCGGCGCGGTTTCCTTGCCGCTGCACAACGGCAACCTCACCGTGCCGCGCATCAAAGGTGGAGCTGTGGTGGGCTATATCGGTACTGAAGAGGACATGCCGACCACAGACGTGCAGTTCGATGACCTCAAGCTGTCGGCCAAGAAGCTGGCGGCGCTGGTGCCCATCAGCAACGACCTGCTGAGTTACTCCGGCACCAACCCCAACGTCGACCGGCTGGTGGTCAATGACCTGACCTCCTCGGTGGCGCTGGCTGAAGACCTGTCGTTCATTCGCGGCGCCGGTACCGGCAATTTACCCAAGGGACTGCGCTTCTGGGCCCCGGCCTTCAACGTGATCGTCTGCCCGGCGGACAAAGAGCTGCACATCGTAGAGATGGCGCTTTCAGCCATCATCCTGCGACTTGAGGAGGCCAATTCCAACCTGTTGATGCCGGGCTTCATCATGGCCCCGCGTACCAAACGCTGGCTGGCCGCATTGCGTGATGGCAACGGCAACAAGGCCTACCCGGAACTGGACCTGAACATGCTCAAAGGCTTCCCGGTGGCGACCAGCACTCAGGTGCCGATCAACCTGGGCAACGACGGCGACGCCTCGGAAATCTACTTTGCGGACTTCGCTGACTGCTTCATCGGCGAAGACGACGCCATGGTCATCGATTTCAGCAAAGAGGCGACCTACAAGGACAGCAACGGCAATGTCGTCAGCGCCTTCCAGCGGGACCAGACCCTGGTGCGCGTGATCGCCAAACACGACTTCGGCCCACGGCACATCGAGTCCATCGCCGTGCTCACCGACGTGGTGTGGGGCAAAGGCCTGTAACCCATTAATCGGGCTTGTCTGTTAATTCATCGAGAACCACCCATGAGCAAAACCATCATCACCTTCGCCAAAAACTGGCGCGGCTACGCTGCGGGCGAAACGGCGGGTTTCAGTGAAACCATCGCCACCGCGCTGATCGAATCCGGCCACGCCGAAGAGGCGGGCAAGAAAAGCAGAAAGCCCTCCAAGCCAGCTGGTAAGCCAACCCCTGATCCCAAGCCGGACACACCACCGGCACCAGACCCCAACGACGACGAGAAACCCTGACCATGGCGCGGCGAATTGCATACGAGGGTGAGCCCGTGCTGACCCTGCAAGAGGTCGCGTACCAGTGCAAGATTGAACCCGAAGACATGGAGCCGGAGTTGATTGAACAGATCATCATCCCCGGCGTGACCAGTCAGTGCGAATCCAAGACCGGCGCCGCAATACGCCGCGCGTTGTATGAGGAGCACTGGCCGCAAGGTCATGGCAGCGGCAGGCCGCTGGACGTCGGCCAGGTGCTTGAAGTCGAGTCAGTGGTTGCTTTGGCTGCCGATGGTTCGGATTCACACCAGCCATTGGTCGAGCTGAGATGCAGCGCCCGGGAAGGCTTTCTGCACTTTCCGGGTGGGCGGCCCGCAGCCGCGTTGCGGATTCGCTACCGGGCGGGTGTCGATCTGGATGTTCATCCCGGCGCGCGCAGTTGGATGTTGATGGCCGCGGCCACTGCCTACAAACAGCGAGAAACGCTGGTCACCGGGCAAACGCTGGTGCAGCTGCCCAGTTCCTGGCTTGACCACCTGCTGGCGGACATCACCGTCCCCGCGAGGTTTTAGCCATGGCTATCCGTGAACCGGCTGCTGGCGAGTTCAACCGGCGCATCACTCTGCGCCTGCGGACCGACCTGCCAGCCGCAGACCTTGGCGTGTCGCCGGTCTTCACCGAGCAGAAAAAACGCTGGGCGAGCATTCTCCCAGTGGGCACGGCGGTATACGCGGCGGGCATCCAGATTGACGCCAAGGTCACGCACCGCATTACGCTCTATTACCTGGCTGGGCTCAGCGAAGCCCATGAAGTGGTCCACGGCAGCAAGCTGTACCGGATTCAGCGCGTCACTGATTTGAATGGCGCGCATCGATGCTCAGTGCTTGAGGTCGAGGAACTGGGCGTCATCAAAGCGCGCGGGAGTATCTATGGCTAACTCGGCATCGCTGGACGGCTACCTGCACCTGGAAGGCTTCGACAACTTCCAGCGTGACGCCTTCGACAAACGCAAAGTGCGCGCCGGGATGCGCAAGATCGGCAAGCTCGTTACCCAGCGCGCCCAAATGAATCTCGCGCTGGGCAAAGGGCAGGCGGGTTACCCGGTGAACCGCACCGGCGCGACCCTGGAGTCGATCAAGTTCAAGGTCTCCCGTTCCGGGTTTTTGGTGAAAATCGCGCCCAGCAAGACCAGCGCCATGAAAGAGTTCTACCCCACATACCTGCATTACGGCGTAAAGCAGGGGCGACGGCTCGGCAAGCTGGCACCCGGTAAAGGTCGAGGCAAGTCCAACCGCCGTGCAGCCGGAGCTCGCGCGGCGGCGCTGTCTGAACGTACGGCCGGTGCCTGGCGTATCAGGCCCCACGATAACTACATGGCCGACGCACTGCAGGATTCGTCAGCGAGCATTCAGTCGATACTTTCAGCCGCTTTTGCCGCCGCCTTGAGCTGAACCCATTTGTTCGGAACACCCCATGAAAATCAGCCCCATCGTTGCCCATCTGCGAGCGACATGCCCCACCTTTGACGGCCGCATCACCGCTGGCATTGATTGGGATGCAGTAGCCAACAGCACGCAGCTCAGCCACCCCTCGGCCTACGTGATCGCCACCGGTGATCAGGCAAGCGACAACGACTTGCAGAGCGGCATCCGCCAGTACATCACCGACGAAATCGATGTGGTGATCGCGCTCGACACCCGCGACGAACGCGGTCAGGCGGCCAACGACCTGCTACACGCCATCCGCTGCGAGCTGTGGCTGGCCCTGGTGGGCTGGAAGCCCGACACCGATTACGACCAGATGGAATACGACGGTGGTGCGCTGGTGCACATCAACCGGGCGCGGGTGATCTACCGCTTTGGCTTTTCGGCAGCCTTCCAGCTGGGCCGCAACACCAGCGCTCAGCCGCCTGAAACCTGGCACGAGCGTGAGCTAGATGGGCTGACCGGATTTACCGGCGTGACCTTCAACATGGACTGCATTGACCCGGCAGACCCCAACCTGCAATCCCCTGGCCCGGATGGGCGCATTGAAGTGAAATTTTCAGGAGATGTAACCCCATGACCCAGCGCATCACCGTGGTGCCCGTCGCAGGCCGCGCCGTGCCTGACCCTGAGGCGGGCACCCTGTTGCCCGCTGAGGGACGGGAAGTCACCGACAACTGCTGGTGGCGTCGGCGTCTGGCTGACGGCGACATCACCCTTAAAACCGATAAATCCAAGCCCGTCAAAAGCGCCGTGGCGAAATCAGGAGAGCCCCAGTAATGGCTATCGGATTCAACAACATTCCGGCGGATATCCGCGTGCCGTTGTTTTACGCGGAAATGGATAACTCAGCGGCTAACAGTGCTTCCTCGCCCATGCGCCGCCTGATCGTCGCCCAGGTCAATGACGATGCCGACAGCGACGAAATCGGCTCCCTTGTGCTGATCTCCAGCGTCGCGCTGGCGAAAACCATCGGCGGGCAAGGTTCCATGCTGGCGGGGATGTACGAAACGTGGCGCAAGGCCGACTCGATTGGAGAGGTCTGGTGCCTGCCGCTCAAAAGCACCGATGGCGCGGTCGCAAAAGCTGATATCACGATCACCGGCACGGCCACCGAAGCAGGGCTGTTGAACCTTTACGTCGGCGGTACGCGCATCACCTCCAATGTGGTGAGGGGAGCAACTGCAGCTCAGGCCATGGCTGCGCTACTGGTCAAGATCAACGCCACATCCGGTCTCCCGGTCAAAGCCGAAGTGTTGGAGGGTGCTTTGGCGCTGACCTGCAAATGGACGGGTGACAGCGGCAACGACATCAGGCTGGAAATGAACCGGCTGGGTAAAACCAATGGCGAATTCACTCCGGCCGGCCTGACCGTCGAGGTCTCCGCCATGAAGGGCGGGGTCGGCACTCCCGATCAGATCAATGCCTTGGCAGCCTTGGGGGATGAACCGTTCGAATTCATCTGCGTGCCCTGGTCGGACACCACAACCCTGGATGTCTGGAAGGCCGCCATGGATGACAGCGTGGGCCGCTGGAGCTGGTCCAAGCAGATTTTCGGGCACGTCTACAGCGCCAAGCGCGGCACGGTCGGCACGCTGGTGGCTGCGGGGCAGTTGCGCAACGACCAGCATGTGACCATTCAGGCGGTTGAGCCGGGCGTTCCTCAGCCGGTGTGGTTACAGGCGGCTGCGCTGGCCGCGCGCACAGCGGTGTTCATCTCCGCCGATGCGAGCCGATTGACCCAGAGCGGCGCCATGCCCGGTGTTGACCCAGCTCCGGCCAGCGAGCGTTTCACTCTGACTGAACGCCAGTCTTTGCTCAGCTGTGGCTTGGCCACGGCCTATTACGAAGGCGGTTACGTGCGTATTCAGCGCTCGGTGACTACCTACCAGAAAAACGCTTACGGCCAGGCTGACAACTCGTATCTGGATAGCGAAACACTGCACCAGTCGGCGTTCATCGTGCGTCGGTTGCGCACCGTCATCACCAGCAAGTATGGCCGTCACAAGCTCGCCAGTGACGGCACTCGTTTCGGCGCCGGTGCGGCCATTGTCACGCCCAGCGTGATCCGGGGCGAGCTGATCGCCCAATACGCCAAGCTTGAGACAGAAGGGCACGTGGAGAATGCCGAGCTTTTTGCCCAACACCTGATCGTCGAGCGCGACATGAACGACCCGAACCGCCTGAACGTCCTGTTCCCGCCGGACTACATCAACGGCCTGCGGGTGTTCGCCATGCTCAACCAGTTCCGCCTGCAGTACGACGCGTAACAACGGCCCAACCTTCAAGCCCGCTGATGCGGGCTTTTTCATCTAGGAGAAAAGACCATGGGTCAAAAAGTGGCGGGCACCTGCTACATCAAGGTCGACGGCGCCCAGCTCACCATCATGGGCGGCGGTGAAGCCCCGCTCACCGATACGAAACGCGAAACCGTCATGCCCGGCTTCTTCAAAGAGGAGGATCTGGCGCCTTATCTGAAATTCAAAGCCATCGATACGCCTGACTTTCCCCGCAAGCAATTGACCACCAACACCGACATGACCATCACCTGCGAATTCAAGAACGGCAAGGTGTACGTCCTGTCTGGCGCGTACCTGGTGGACGAGCCCAGCGTGAATGGCGAAGACGGCACCATCGACATGCAATTCGACGGCAACAAAGGGATTTGGCAATGAGCGCACCCATGAAACTGGCCACGGCCATCACCGCCCATGATGAGCAGGTCACCGAAATAACCCTGCGCCGCCCAACCGTGCAGGAAGTCAGGACCATCAAGGCGCTGCCCTACAAGATCGACAAAGACGAGGCCGTCGCTCTCGACATGGACGTGGCCGCCAAATACATCGCGGTTTGCGCGGCCATCCCGCCGTCGGCGGTCAATCAACTGGACCTTTCGGACCTCAACACCCTGGCCTGGGAAATCGCCGGTTTTTTCATGAGCGCAGCGTCGAGCACGTCCAAGACCTGATCACCGTGGTGTACGACCTGGCCTATTTCTGGAAGGCAGATCCTGCCGCGATGATGGCGATGCCGCTGGACATCCTCTTTGAATCGCTGACCCAGGCGCAACGAATTAACCAGACCCTGCAGGGGACGTGATGGCAGACAAGTTCCAGCTCAAGGCGCTGATCACCGGCGTCGACAAGCTATCGCCCAAACTCGCCGGGATTCGTAAGAACATCGCAGGCTTCAAAAGGGGGCTCGATAAAACCGGTCTGGGCAAAATCGGCTTCAGTGATCTGGTCTCCGGCGGCGCGCTGGCCGCGCCTTTTGTGGGCGGGGTGCGGGCGGCCATCGAGTTTGAATCGCAAATGGCCGACGTCAAGAAGGTGGTCGACTTCAAGACGCCCGAGCAATTCAAGCAGATGGCGGAGGACATCGCCCTGATGTCCGAACGGCTGCCCATGGCTGCGGGTGATATCGCCAAGATTGTTGCGGCCGGTGGTCAGTCGGGCATCGCCCGCGACGAACTGATGGGTTTTGCTGAAGCCGCCGTAAAAATGGGCATCGCTTTTGACCAGACCGCCGAAGAGAGCGGCGACATGATGGCCAAGTGGCGGACGGCGTTCAAAATCACCCAGGTTGAAGTCGTCGGCTTGGCGGACAAGATCAACTATCTGGGTAACACCGGTCCAGCGAACACCCGGCAGATCTCCGACATCGTGACCCGCATCGGGCCATTGGGGGCTATTGCGGGTCTGGCTTCCGGTCAGATCGCGGCACTGGGCGCGACCATGGCGGGTGTCGGCGTCGGCCAGGAAGTGGCGGCCACCGGCATTAAAAATTTCATGCTCGCCCTGACCAAGGGTAAGGCGGCCAGCAAGGGGCAGCAGCAGGCATTCAAAGCCCTGCGGCTGGATTCGAGGGCCGTCGCCAAGGGCATGCAGACCGACGCGCAAGGCACCATCCTTGATCTGCTGAAACGGGTCAAAGCGGTCAAGCCTGAGTCTCAGGCCGGGCTACTGACCACCTTGTTTGGCAGCGAGTCTGTGGGCGCCATCGCGCCGCTGCTGACCAATCTGGACCTGCTGCAGAACAACCTGCTCAAGGTCACGGACCAGAAGCAGTACGGCGGCTCCATGGATCAGGAATATGCCGCCAGAGCCGCGACCACTGCGAACAACCTGCAGCTCCTGCGCAATGCCGCCGCCAGTGTCGCTCGCGCCATTGGCGATGCAATGTTGCCCGGGGTCAATGCCGTGACCAGTGCGCTGCGACCGATGATTTCAACCATCGCGCGGCTGATCGCCGATAACCCCAATCTGGTCCGGGGGCTGGCAGTGGCCGGTCTGGCTTTCACGGTTATCCGTGCGGCCGTGTTCGCCGCGACCGCTGCAGTGCGGATCATGGGCATCGCCTTTGCCGCAACGCCGGTCGGGCTGATCGCCATCGCGATTGCCGCAGCGGCAGGTTTGATCATCGCCAACTGGGATCGGGTCGGGCCGTTTTTTACGGCGCTGTGGGATCTGATCAGCGCCATGGCCACGCCTTTCATGGCCTTCATGAAAAAGGTGTTCGACTGGTCACCGCTGGGCATCATCGTCAGAAACTGGAGCCCGATCATCGACTGGTTCAAGGGAATGTTCGACACCATCAAGCCGTTCATTGAACCGATTCTGAAACTCATGGGGCTGGAGGAGGGCGGGCCGGGGTTGACCGCCAAGGTGCAACAGGCCGCCGACGAACAGCGGCAACGTAACGCAGGGGCGGGTGGTGGTACTGGCGCTTTTCTCGCAGTCAACGCCCCGCAGACTGCGCTCGCGGCTCAAGCGGCCAACAATCAGGCAATGGGCATTCCATCGTCCAGCGCCTTGCTCAGCAGGGCGTCGTTGCCAGCGCCGGGCAGTCTGTTAACTCAGTCGGCCGCCAACAGTGCTTCGAAGCTGCAGGGTGAACTCAACATCAACCTGACGGGCGCACCACCTGGCACCCGCGTCGAACAACCGAAAACCAATCAACCCGGCCTGACCGTTACCCCCAAGGTCGGCTACCGGACCCTAAGCGCGGGAGGATAATCCGTGGCGTCAACCTGGCGGGAAAGCCTGCTGCCTGCGTCCTTTCGTGGCGTGCGCTTCGTGATTGAATCATCCTCGGTGCCCACCGGCCGCAAAGGCCAACTGCACGAATACCCGCAGCGGGACGAGCCGTTCTTTGAACAGTTGGGTAAACGGGCGCAGGTTCATAAGCTGTCCGCGTTTGTCATCGGTGAAGATTGCTTTGAGCGCCGGGATCAATTGCTCCAAGCGCTGGAAGCCGAGGGCCCAGGCGAACTGGTTCACCCGTGGCTGGGGCGCATGCAGGTCCTGGTCGGTGAATGCGATCTGCAGCACGAACGCCGCGAAGGCGGAATGGCGCGCTTTGACCTGACGTTCTACCCGGAACGACCACGCACCTTTCCTGCAGCTCGGGTTAATACCCAGCAGCAGGTCAATAAGGCATCGGAAGGCGGTCTTGCTTCGGGATTGGCCCGCTACCGAGCGGCGATGGCCAAGGTCGATGCTGCACGTATCAATGTCATAGCGCTACGCAACAGTTTATCCGGGGCGTACATGGCGATTCAACGCCAGTTCGCGCCGTTTCTCGATCTGTATTCCAACCTGGATAGCTTCGCCCATTCGCTGGTTAACGCTCCATTTGCGCTCAGTTCAATGCTCTCCGGCTACTTCAGCGAGCTGTCTGGCGGTGCGCGGCCAGTGTCCAGTGATACGGGTTATCGCAACGCTATCGGCAGTGCGACCCGACACGTCGCGGCGGTGAAGAGCGTCAATACCGTGAGCCATGCCAGCGGTGCCGATACCGGTGCAGTGGCAGAGGCCGTTGCCAACCTGGTCCAGGACGCGCTGCTGGTGCAGGTTGCGTTGATCATCGCGCAGATGCCGATCACTGATCAGCCCGTGTCGTCGGGATCAGTGCTGCCCATAGACCAGCAGGCACTGCAGCCCGTGGTACGTCCCGAAGTACCGGTCGCCGATGACGTTATCGAACTGCGCGACACACTGGCTGACGCCATCTGGCAAGCGGCGTTGAAAGCAGATGTGGGCCACTATCAGGCGCTCAACAGCTTGCGGCAGACCCTGATCAAGCATCTGAGCGAGGTGGCCAAGTCGGGCGTGCGTCTGGTTGAAATCAAACCTGCAGAGACGACACCGGCTTTGGTCCTGGCCTACAGACGCTTCGGCGACGCGACCCGTGCCGGGGAGGTGGTGCAACGCAACCGCATCACCCACCCGGGGTTTGTGCCGCCGTTGCCGTTGAAGGTTGCGCAGCGTTAGGCTTGCAGGCGAAACCGTATTCATGGAAGTCGCGAATCTGAACGCAACAGCAGGCCCCTTATGGAAAAGCGCAATATTTTTGAAGAAATGATGCATGGCATTGATGACATGGCGGCGGAGCGTGAGGGGAAGATCTCCCTTAGCCAGTTCGAGGTTAACTCTCTGTCAGATGCCGCTGTTTCGGCTGATGAATCTTCGATGCTGCAAAAAGCTACTCGTGCCATAGCTTGTCTTCGCCAGCGAGATCTTTACTACCAGCATTCAAATATAAACACACCGGGAGGAAGCGATATCCAAACCGAATGCTCAGGTTGCGATGCTTCACCAGATGATAATTTTGTTCCCGGACCTGATCAGTAGGCTCAACTGAATCAGATCCGGCCAGTACTACGTAACCCAGCCAAGCGCTGGGTTTTTTTTCGCCCGGAGAAACGCATGCTCGACCCTCAGAACGCCGTCAGCCTCACCGTTGACGGCCTGGACTATGGCGGCTGGAAATCCGTGGAAATCTCCGCAGGCCTTGAGCGACAAGCGCGGGACTTCAATCTGGGCATCACTTGGCGATGGCCGGGGCAAACGGTGGCGATTCCCATCCGCCAAGGGGCCAAGTGTCAAGTGCGCATTGGCGCCGATCTGGTGCTCACCGGCTGGGTGTTCGCGACGCCGATCAGCCATGACGACAAGCAGATATCGCTGTCGGTTACTGGGCGTTCGTTGGCTGCAGACCTGGTCGATTGCGCGGCGATCAATAAACCGGGGCAGTGGAGCGGGCAGGGCGTGCTGAGCATCGTCAAGGCGCTGGCGGCGCCTTATGGATTGTTCGTGCGCAGTGAAATCCCTGACAGCGGTACCTTGTCCGATCACACCATTGAACCCGGTGAAACCGTATTTGAGTCCATCGACCGGCTGTTGACCAAGTTCCGGGTGTTCTCCACGGACGATGCCAGCGGCAGCGTGGTGCTCGCCAAACCCGGCAGCAAGGGCCGCGCGATGGACGCTATCGAAGTTGGCAAAAATGTTCTGTCCGGCGAAGCTCCGCTGGACTTCTCGGGTGTGTTTTCCGAATACCGCGTACTGGGTCAGCGCAGTGGTGACGATGAGGCGTTTGGTGAAGCCGCCGCTGGCGTGTCGGCCACCGTGCAGGATCCTCGCACCACACGCCCGCGCGTGCTGATCATCCAGGAGTCCGGCCAAATGACTGATGCGCTGGCCCAAAGCCGCGCCAATTGGGAGCGCGGCAACCGAATGGGAAAAGCCCTGACCGCCACCTACAAGGTCCAAGGCTGGCGCCAGTCCAATGGTTCGCTGTGGAAGCACAACATGCTGGTGCGAGTGATTGACCCACTGGTTGGCTTCGACCGCGACATGCTGATCGCCGAGGTGACCTATTCGCTCAACGACCAAGGCACCGTCACCACCCTGGTGGTCGGTCCACCCGACGGTTTCGAGCCTGAGCCGTTCGACCCGCACAAGGCGCGCAAATTGAAGAAGGGCGGCGCTGCAGACAACTTCGAATACTTGTTACCTGCTGACTGGAAATCCTCCGAATGAACCTACTGAAGTTGCTGGTTCGCGGCACTGTTGTGCTGGCTGATTCGGCAAAAAAGATGCGCACCTTGCAAATGCGCCTGACCGCCGGAGAGGTCAAAGACGGCCTTGAGCACTTTGAGCCTTACGGTTTTACCAGCACGCCGCTGGCCGGGGCGGAGGGCATCGCTGCCTTCCTCGGCGGCGACCGCTCCCACGGCGTGGTGCTGCTGGTCGCGGACCGGCGATACCGCATCCAGACCCTGAAGCCCGGCGAGGTCGCGATCTTTACCGACGAGGGCGACAAGATTCACTTCAAGCGGGGGCGGATCATCGACATAGAAACACAGACCTTAAATATCGAAACGCAGACTCTCAACATCAAGGCGACTGCAGTAAACATCGATGCACCGGTCCTCAAGCACAGCGGAAAAATAATCTCCGACGGCGACCAGATCGCGGCCGGCATCAGCCAGGTCAAGCATACCCACGGAGGTATCTTCCCCGGCCCTGGACTCACCACTCCACCGGTGGGAGGTGGGTAATGTTGATTACAGGCAATTTCGAAGAAGCATTGCTACGGGTGGTGATCATCAGCTTGTTCACCTGGCGCAGGGCCGGGCCCGATGATCCCCTTGATGATGAAGAGCGCTACGGCTGGTGGGGTGATAGCTACCCATCCGTGGCCAATGACCGTATCGGTTCTCGGCTGTGGTTGCTGCGGCGAGTAAAGCTGACAGCGCAGACCCGCGGTGATGCCGAATATTACGCGCGGGAGGCGCTGCAGTGGTTGCTGGATGACGAGCAAGTCAGTGACATCGCCATCACTAGCGAGCGAGTGGCGATCAATCGACTCAATCTCGGCGTGGTGCTGACGACCACCAGCGGCCAAATCGTGCGTCTCGATCCATCTGAACAGTGGCAGGTGATGTATGCCGTTTGAAACCCCCACCCTTGCTCAACTGATCAGCCGTACGCAGATTGATCTGACCAGTGACGCGTTACGTCAGTCCGATGCTCAAGTACTCGCCCGTGCGCACAGCGGCGCTGCCTTTGGGCTCTACGGTTATCTGGACTGGATCGCCGAACAGATCCTTCCGGATACCGCCGATGAAATGACGCTGGAGCGCCTGGCTGCTCTACGGTTGCAGCAGCCTCGTAAAGCCGCGCAACCCGCGTCCGGTCAGGTCGGCTTTGATGCTGCTTCCGGAGCGGTGCTTGATGTCGACACGCTGATGCAACTCGGTGATGGCCGGGTCTACCGCGTGACAGATGCCGTCGTGACCCTGGCGGGCAGCAATATTGCCCACGTTCAGGCAGTGGATCCCGGGGCGCTGGGAAATGCATCGGCGGGCTTGGTCATGAATGCTGTGCAGCCCATCGAAGGTATCAACGGCCGTTTCACCGTGCTCGCGGATGGTCTGTCGGGTGGTGTCGCCCTGGAAGGCCTTGAGGCGTTGCGCTCACGGGTGATCCGTTCCTACCAAGTCATTGCCCATGGGGGAAACCAGGATGATTACGTGACCTGGTCGCTCGAGGTTCCCGGCGTCACCCGGGCCTGGTGTATCCGCAGGTACATGGGGCCTGGCACCGTTGCGTTGTTTTTCATGCGCGACGATGACCCGGATCCTGTGCCCAATGCCGAACAACTGGCCGACGTCCGCATACACATAGAAGAGCGGCGTCCAGTGACCGCAGAGCTTTACGTGCTCGCCCCAGTACAGAAGGCCATTGTCTATCGAATCAAGCTGGAGCCAGACACGACTGCAGTCCGCAGGGCGGTCGAATCCCAGCTGATTGACCTGCACAACCGAGAAGCAGGGCTCGGCGACACGCTGCTTCTGACGCACATCGCGGAAAGCATCAGCGGCGCCACCGGCGAACATGATCATGGGCTGGTATTTCCGTCTGCCGATCAGAAACCGGCGGTCAACGAACTGCTTATTTATGGAGGGGTTCAATGGCTGCCCTGAGAACGGCTGAGCAGTATGCCGATCAACTGCGAGCGCTTTTGCCAACCGGTCCCGCCTGGGACCCCGAACGCGTCCCTGAAGTGAGCCAGGTCATGGACCGTCTCGCTCGGGAGCTGGCGCGTATCGATGCGCGAGCCTTCGATCTACTCAATGAAATGGACCCCAACACCGTCAGCGAGCTCGTGCCGGATTGGGAGACGGTGATGAACCTGCCGGATCCCTGTCTGGGGCTAAAACCCTCATTCGAGGATCGGCGGCTTTCAGTGCGCCAGAGGCTGGTCGCAGTGGGGGGGCAGACCCCGGCCTTTTACGTGGCCATTGCTGTCGGACAAGGTTATCCCAACGCAACCGTCACTGAATATCGCGCCCCTCGAATGGGGCGTTCGCATTTTGGCGTGACGCACTTTGGCACCTGGGCCGTGCAGTTCATGTGGACGCTCAATACCGGTGGACGCCTGCGCCTGGGGCGTCGATTTGGCGCTTGTTACTGGGGCGAGCGCTTCGGCGTCAACCCGGGCACCGCTATTGAATGCTTGATTCGCCGGTCAGCACCGGCACATACGGTTGAACACATCAACTTTGAGTGAGATAAAACGTGGACTATCCAAAAAGCGTCCCCGGCATCGGGCTGGTTAACGGTAAATTCGTTGATGAAGACACCGCCGCTGGTACGCAAGGTTCATTGATTCCTGCCGCGTGGGGCAATGCTGTAACGGCCGAGCTGCTCACGGTTATTGAAGCGTCCGGCCAGCGGCCGGCCGAGGACGATAATACTCAGCTCGTGCCTGCTATCCAAAGGATCAGTGCCAGCCAGGCAGGGCATGGGCAATGCCGCCTTTCTGTAATCAACCCCTCAGTGCTGCGATTGTTGCCTCTGAACGGTAACAAGCTGGTAGTAGGCGGGGCTACGTCGCGGATACCTGTGGGCGGGGTATCCATTCACAACGAAGGACTGCGCGCCAGTACTGGCTATTACGTATATGCATTCTTGCGCAGCGGCGAGCTAGCCCTGACGCTTTCAACCACGGGGCATACGGTGCATACCAACGGTGTCCAAGTTAAGAGCGATGATGCCGGATGTACATTGGTAGGCTGGACAAGAACAAACGCTGCCTCCCAATTCGCAGCAGACAACGGGGGCTTTATCTCGACGATGAATTGGTTTAATCGCCGCTACAGAAGCGTCGTCGTCAGCTCGTCAGTGGATTTGTCTTTTACGAACATTACCATTCGTGAGCTCAGTAGCTCGTTGAGGTCTACGGCTCCTGTCTGGGCAAATGAGTATTGCATCGTCGGCATCAATGGCAACTTTTTGAACCATAGCGCTGGCGGCGGAGTAAATATTCAGATTTATTCGGGAGACCAAGCAAGAGGCGCGGCGATGTCATCCAACTTAAGCAGTAACGTGTTGTGTCCATTTAATACTCAAACTTATGTTGTTGCACCCTCTGACGGATTGATTAACTGTCAGCTCTACGGATTCGTTGGGTCGGGAGTAGGCCGGGTTTCTTCTGGAGTTCAACTGATGCTTACCTTATGGTGCTGAATATGAAAAAAATAGGCGCTTCATTCTATGACGAGTTAGTGGTTCATGGAGGGTTGATAGGGGAGCACTTTACTTGGCAAGACACTGGGTATATTGAGTTTTTCCACGATACTCCGCCCTCTGTGGTTGAAGCGGTGAACCACGTATACGAAAACCATGATCCTGGTATTCCCTCGGTTTTCGAAGTGTCTGAAAAATTGGCCAAATTAATGGCTGATGCGAAATTAAGAACGGATGGCCTATCGGACGCATTCGTCGCGGGGCTTCTGAGCGATCAAGAAGTCTCGCGTTTCAAAGCATGGGCAACTTACCAAGTCGCTCTGATTGGCATTTCGGATCAGCCCGGATATCCACGCACCATAGATTGGCCGACTCCCCCCGAAATTTAGATTTAGAGCCTACGCGATGAACATTATCAACGAAGACCGCGATGTTCTGGCCCTGACACTTTGGGGCGAGGCGCGCGGCGAAGGGCTTGCCGGGCAAGTCGCAGTCGCTTGGACCATTAGAAACCGCGTTGAAATGGACTTGAGCAATGACGGTAAGCCCGACTGGTGGGGCGAGGGTTACACCGACGTCTGCAGGAAGGCCTGGCAGTTCAGCTGCTGGAACAGCAGTGATCCCAACTTCCCTTATCTAGTAGGCGAAAAGCCCATCCCCGCTGCCCAAATGCGCATCGCCCGACAGGCTGCAACAGCTGTCATTGAGGGACAGCTACCGGATCCCACCAAGGGCGCGACTCACTACTTCGCAACAGCCCTTACCCAACCACCGAAGTGGGCAGGCAAGTCTAAGCAAACTTTGGTACTGGGCCGTCACGTGTTCTTCAAGGAGGTCCCATGACGTCGCTCCCTGTACGCGGCGCTGCGGTTCTGTTGCTCGTCACGCTGATCGTGGCTGCACTAATCGGTGCGTACCGATTCGGCCAAAGCGTCATGGACACACGGTGGAGGGCCAAGTGGGCAGAGCAAGTTGCCATTGAGGCTGAAAACCGGGCAAAAGCCGAAATCGAACTCAGAGCTGAAGAACTACGGCGGCAGCTGGCGGCAAACAACGTGAGGGGATATGCACAAGAACACCTGGAAAACGCAGGGCTGGATGCTGCTGACGCTGATCACGCTGGCCAGCGGTTGCACGTCGCAGCCAGTCAGCTGGCAGTCCTGCCCAGTTGCGCCAGCGATTCCGCAGCTCGCGAACGAGGCCAGGCAGCCAGCCGCGCCGCCATGGTGCTCTCCGACCTGTTCCAGAGGGCTGACAAACGAGCGGGAGAACTGGCGAAGGCTTATGACAAGGCCCGAATAGCGGGCTTGGCGTGTGAGCGCAGCTATCAGTCACTGAACGCTACATCCGGCCAAGAGTAGCGCTGCTGCAGCTGGGCTCTGTCAGCCAGATGCAATCCAACCTTGAATTAAAGGAGCGACCTACATTCCGTGCGCCAACACGGTCTGTAGGCCGCTAACCCGCAGAAATGACCTGCAAGTCCAGCCAAGGCTCCTGCTTCGTGCACAAAGCAATCGAAGTCTAGCGCCTTGCATCGATCCCCTTGAGGCTTGCTTACAAATTGAATCAACCCATCATCCCCTGGATGGGCGGAAAGCGCCGTCTTGCCGACCGTCTCATCGCGCTTTTCCCTCCTCATGAGTGCTACGTCGAAGTATTCGCCGGTGGCGCCGCCCTGTACTTCATGCGCCCACAGCCCGCGCCCGTCGAGGTGTTGAACGACATCAACGGCGAGTTGGTGAACCTCTACCGCGTCGTCCAGAACCACCTGGAAGAATTCGTCCGCCAGTTCAAATGGGCGCTCAGCTCACGGCAGATATTTGAGTGGCAAAAAATGACACGCCCCGAAACCCTCACCGACATCCAGCGCGCCGCACGCTTCTTCTACCTGCAGCACCATGCGTTCGCTGGCAAAGTCTCAGGCCAAACCTTCGGTACCGCGACAACCGGTCGCCCGATCAACCTGCTGCGCATCGAGGAAAACCTCTCCAGCGCCTGGCAGCGCCTCGCCGGAACCTGCATCGAAAACCTCCCCTGGCTCGACTGCGCCGAACGCTACGACCGCCCCCACACCTTCCACTACATGGACCCACCTTACTGGCAGACCGCGGGCTACGGCGTCGACTTCCCGTTTGAAAACTACGAGCGCATGGCTGACTTCATGCGCCGGTGTAAGGGCAAGGTGATGGTCAGCATCAACGACCATCCAGACATCCGGCGGGTGTTTGCCGGTTTTCATTTCGAGACGTTGGATATTCGGTATACGACGGCGAATCAGCGGCAAGGGAAGGCGGAGGTGGCGGGGGAGTTGGTGGTGATGAATTGGGTGCCGGGGTTGATGGGGGGGCTTTTTTGATCTAAGTGCAGTTGGAGAAAACACTAAAAATAGTTGGACTGCAGTCAAAGTCGGCCGTATCTTTTCGTATCCTTGGTCTTATTCTACATAGTGGAGTTTTTTATCAACGACCTTGCGCTGAAAAAAATCACCCATGGTGTAGTCAATTAGATATTTAATTGCTAGGCTCGGGGAGTCGATTTTTCATAAGGCCAAGCGACGCGATCGCTGGTGCCACCACAAGGAATGGGTAGATAATGGTAATTAAAACGTTAAGAGAGTACCTCTGCGATATTGAAGCTGATAAAAAGAGCCAAATCATTTCGGAGCTAGTACTTTCGCTAGAGCATCAGACATACAAATCAGTCCCAGGTACAAAAAACTCGTACCGACTTGATTCATCCAATACCTCTACTAAAACTCAAAGGCACGCGCATGTTTATGCCAAGCCTAACGGAGGTGGAAAACAGTTATACTCAGTTAATGTCGATGGGACAGGTCATGATGGATCGTCTGGAACTGTTATCTCTAAAGGTCATGCCGATTACTTTCGATCGTTAGGGTTTTTAATTCCTGATAATCTATCTTTGGAGAGTATGGATTATTCAGCACTTAATTCTGATGAATATGAAATCTGTTTGCTGGAAGAAGTATAGAAAATGACTGTCTGAAATATTTTACCTGTATTCTTCTGTTGGTAAGTGAATGAAGACTATCGCGGATGTGTTTATTATCGAAAGTTTGAGTCCTGATGATGAGGGGAATGGCCGTTTTGAAGGTGTGATGCTCTCGTCGATACTAAGGTTCCATGGAAAAAATCCTATTTATCGCTATGTTAGAAGTCTTAAGCAATTTGTAAGGGCTGTGAAGGATTTTGGGAAGTCAAATTATCGATATTTGCATGTTTCAATGCATGCAAATAAGTATGGCATTTGTACTACTAATCAGGATGAAATTAAAATAAAACGGCTTGCTACTATTTTAAAACCTCATCTCAAGGGGCGGCGATTATTCGTATCCGCTTGCGCGTTGGTTAACGATATTTTTGCAGAAAAGATCATTGGTCAGACCCAGTGCTTGTCTGTTGCGGGGCCTAATAAGAACATAAAGTTTTCGGATGCAGCCATAACATGGGTGTCTATTTATCATCTAATGTTCACTCTGAATGCAAGGAGGATGAGCCACGCTGATCTAGTTGAGAAGCTAAAGAGTGTGCGCAAGATTTTTGGGGTGCGACTTTCTTACTATAGTAAAACCAAAAAGCTTGAGTGTGGCTTTGACAGGTTGCTGTAATTTTCTGCGGCCCGACCAAGATGTTCTATTGTCGGTTGGATGTGGTTCTACGAGCGCTGCGTGTTTAAATCTTCCAACAACTGCTTTGTTTTTCGTAGGTGTTTCTAGTTTTTAGAGTGAAGATAAAATGCGGTGCGAAACAAATGTGTATGGGGATGCATTTGTGTCGAGCAGGCTGGTAAGTTGCTGTTTGAGTTGAGTGCATATAATCTTGCTGGATCTGTAGAGAATTTACTCGGGTTGAGCCGTTAAGTCTTAAATATTTTGATAGTTTTCAATCGTTCCCCAATTGCTAGTAGCAGGAGCGGTAAAATTTCCATATTTGCACCATCACTCTCTCTTACCCAGCTTACTACAGCCTCCGGGGTAAATACCCCCGCATTGCTTGGTACTACAGAAAAAAGCGGCACTCCGGAATCGGAAACCGTGAATAACCAGCGTCGGTCACGTATCAGCAGCCAGGGCAAATTTTCTGCAATTTGCTGTGCGCGTCCTTCATCCCAGTCAACTGGGCCAATACCGGCTTCGCGCATTGCTGTTCTCGAACGCGTTAGAAAATCCAACACCATGTCGGCGCTTTGCCTGCGAATGAGACGGTCGTTAGCAAAGTGTTTTCTTTCTGTTTGTTCCGTGCGTCCGGATACGCTCGCCAACCACATACGTAAACACTCGGTAAGACAAGGAGGGGCGTTTAAACATGCGTGCTCAAACCCGGACTGATTAATCGTAACAAATCGCCTGTCGCCCACTCGCTGAGTCACCTGCATCCCTGAGGGGAGTGTACTGAGCAGCGCTTTGGTATTACGTAGACCTAGAGCGGCCACTACATCGGAAGCCACATACCAGCACTCATCCCCAATGATCAGAAACCTGAATGGGCGTCCTTGGTAGGTGAGGTATGCAGCTGTCCTTGAGCTCTCACGAAGCTCAGTCCATTTTGCCCAGAGCGTGTCATCACAACCGTTCTGGTAAACGGTCAGCTTCTTCCGGGTGGAAACGCCCATCGTGGGACGGTCAAGCGCCATTAGCCAAGCGGATATTTTGCGAAGTGGTAGGCATTCCATGAAGCCATTTTTCACTTCTGGAGACGGCGTACACAGGGTTATGAGATGAGTTTTGAATTGGTCGATTGCCTGGTTCGCGATTCTGCCATCACGTCGCAACCCAAGTCCTTCAAGGATGGGATTTACAGGTACAAAAGGTGCTCCGGAGTGATCGATTAGTAGAAGTTTTTTGTTGTGAAATTCCATTGTGTGAGGGAAAACAGTAGAGCTATCCGACATGATTCATTTCCTTCCTGGATAATAGTTGAGCCTAGCGGTTAGGAACCTCGTCCACACATACCGCCCGGCGCTGCGTACAAATTTAGCGTCAACAACTCCGACGTCAACAACGAGGCTCTGCCCGAAAAAATAGGAATATCTAATTGTATGCATAGCATGATTCGTTACCACCTATAACAATCACGTACGCCGCAATACGGATCATCAATCGTGGAGCTGCCAATGTATGACTACCTGATAATGTGACAAAGTGATCGGAGGTTCTTGACACCGAAATTGGCTATAGCTTAGTCAGACAGCTCCGTCATAAATCGTTAGACGAAGCTACATCAATTGCAGGCTATTCGGCACCACGCATAGGAACAGAGCTACTGCTTTTTCAACAGATCAGGTCCTTGATTTCTCACGTTGCCGACTGCTTTGCCGACAGCAAACCACTCGAACTCATCAGTCGATCGACAGCACTCCTTGGCAATTTCCTCCGCTCTCAACGGCGACAGCTCAGGATTAAGCCACTCGTTTGCATGTTCCGGCCTCAACACCAACGGCCGTCGATCATGAATATCCACCATCCCAGAATCACTCGCCGCCGTGATAATCACAAACCCATCATCCTCACGCGGCTCAAGCCCTGGGGTCACCTGAGCCAACACCCCATAAAACATCGGCGCCTGGCTCTTCAACCGAATGTAGTACGGCTGCTTTTTCTTCGGATCAGCCGGATCCTTCACCCACTCAAACCACCCGTTCGCAGGCGCAATCGCGCGCCCATTCGGCCACAGCTGTTTGAAAAACTTTCCCCTGGCCACGGTCTCGACTCGGGCGTTGATCGGATCCGGTCGCTTGCCTTTCGCCCAGAACGGCGACCAGCCCCAGCGAACCTTGTCCACGCTGAGCCCACCGTCCAAAGGTCGGATTATTTCGACGCGAGTGGAGGGCGCGACGTTGTAGCGCTCAATGGGCCGGAGGTCGTACCCGTTGATCACCAGCTGCTTGGGGGCCAGCTCGCGTAGGTAGTGGTCCATGGATTCGTAGATCGAATAGCGTCCGCACATGGTGTCACCCGTCGAAATTTCCTACAGAGGAGATTGACCGAAACCGGCCTTCGTCGTTAACTGTATATACATACAGTCATCCATCGCAAGGTTCCCATCATGAGTGTCACTATCCTTGGCCGGTTGTCGGCAGGGGGCGAGAAGCTCCCGTTTTATTCGTTCCAGATTCCGGCCGGATTCCCGTCCCCGGCGGCTGACCACATCGAAAAGCACGTCTCTCTGGATGAGCTGTTCGACCTCCGTGCGCCGCATGTGTACCTGGCGATGATCCAAGGCGACAGCATGGAGGGCGCCGGGATTTACTCTGGCGACCTGGTGATCGTGAACCGTGGCCTGGACGCCGTACACGGTGACATCGTCATTGCGGCGATCAATTCCGAGCCCGTCTGCAAGCGCCTGCACATGCGCGATAACGTGTTCATCCTGCAGTCCGAAAATCCTAAATATCCGCAGCGGTATGTGATGGAAGGGGATGATCTGTCGATCTGGGGCGTAGTGAAATACAGCGTGCGCGATCATGACAAAGCCTGA